TTGTTTTACCAGCACCAGACACCCCACTAATATGTATTATTATTTTTGACATCTTATTAATATATAGTTTAGATTTTATTTTTGTTATTTTTTATAAATTAAAAATGTTTCAACAATTTTAAAAGAGTAAAAATCGGCGTTTTAAATATGCAAAGGTGTAAATGTTGTTTTAAAGGTTGTTTTTGGTTAACTATACATACTCGTTGGTGCCCCACTATCCGTCTCTTTTTTAATCAACTTATCAATAATTTCACGAGTGACTGTCAATGGAAACTCTACTTTAAGCGATAAATCACTTTCAAATAGATTTGTATCAGGCTTCATCAATCGGTACAAATTCAGTTTGGTATACACTATTTCCAAACACCGTTTCAAATTTCTCACACCATCCTCCTTATCGGTATGATGTGAAATAATATAATGTAAAACATCATCTGGAATAATAATATCGTCTTTACTAAATTTCACCATATCATGAATTTTCGGCAACAGATAATCAGACGCTATAACCGTTTTCTGTGTCTGATTATAGCCTTTGGTCATAATACGATACATACGGTCTTTCAATATCGGATTAATCTTGCTTTCATCATTGTAGCTGAATATAAATAGGCAACGACTCAAATCAAAATCGATTTCTGTGAAATACTTGTCATTAAATTTGCTATTTTGAGTCGAATCTGTTAAATGTGTAAGAATACCAATGATTTCTTCGCCCTTGGGTGTATCGCTGACCTTGTCCAATTCATCGAAATAGATAACCGGATTCATAGACTTGCATGAAATCAAAATGTCTACTATTTTACCCCAGGTTGAACCTTCATACGTATACGAGTGTCCTTCTAGAAAGCAACTATCAGTAGCACCACCAAGCGCGATAAAGGCAAAATCCCGGTTTAAAATCTTGCTGATGCCTTCTTTCACAATACTTGTTTTACCAGTACCCGGTGGGCCTTTAATAGCAATGGCTGTGCCAATAGCAGATGGATTCACAATCCATTGCCCAATCATTTGCATGATTTGTAGCTTGGCATCATTCAACCCATAGACAGCATCGTCGAGTGTTTTTTTGGCATTTTCCATAAATTCATGGCACTTGTCAATGCCATCTGCCATGGTTACCGGCAAGCCTTTGTATTTATTGAACGGTATTTGCATGAACGTATCGACCCAATTCTTTAATTTATGGTATTCATTGGCCCCTGGCTCCATCGTTTTTAAACTGCTGATTTTTTTAAAGGCACATGCTTTAATGGCCATTGGAATATCAGATTCAATCAATGCCAGACGATAGGGTTTATCAATGCTGGTGTGTTTTTTAATTTTTTCCAGTTCTTGTAGTACCTTTAATTGTTCTTCATGCGTCATGTTTTCCTTGAAATAGCGTAAATCACTGACACTGCTTTTCTCATCAAACAATTCGCGTAATTTAAATATATTCGTGAGTTGCTTGTTTTTTTTCAAGAAGGACGGCGAATTCAATTCGGTTTTTGTCAAATGCTTCATATGTCTGGCATAGTCTCGAATAATCGGATCATTTCTGGCTGCTTTACTAAAGCCTTCCATCAGCAGTTTGATGTCTTCTTTTGTATCTTTTTCATCTTTTTCATCTAATGGTGCTACTGGTGCTACTGGTGTTACTGATGCTACTGGTGTTACTGGTACTGAATCTTCTGTTACCGTCAGTTTTATATTTTCTTCTTCACTATTTACTTTTTTATTTTTTGTATTCTTTTTCGATACTTTTTCTTTTTCTTTTGCTTCTTCCTCTTCTTCCTCACTACTACTGTCATCCTCTTCATCATCATCATAATAATCTTCATCTTCGTCTTCGTCATAGTCATACTCATCACCATAATATTCATCATTATGTTTGTTATCAATCATTGTAAACATAATGTTATAGTGAACTGGTTCTGAAACCTTTTCTTCTTTTTCTTCTTCTTCTTTGGCAGCTTTGACTTTGCCATTAGGTTTGAATTTTTCTTTACCATTAGCCGCCTTTACTTTTTCTGTTTTATTAAACATATTTGGTACTTTTGAAATTATATTTGATATGGAAGAGGGTGTCATCGATGCCCGTTCAGTCATATACTTGGACGGAAATAAACTAGCCAAAAAGTTTCGATATGTCTTCATATCAAAATCGTTTTCCTCTTCTTCAGAGCTGCTGCCACTGCTGTCACTGCTTTCATCCGATTCTGACACTGCTTTACAACTTTCGGAAACAGTTCTCTTCTTATTTAACCGAGTGAAATGTGTATGAGATGTTTGTTTCTTGGACACTTCAGTAGCCATCTTTGGTTGGATTTATATACTATAGAATACAATATATTTATATTCATTTACCGGTTTCAATTTTCGCTTTTAAAAAAAGCGTGGCAAAACCAACCTTTCGCTTTCGCTTTTAAAAAAAGCGTGGAAAAACAAGGTTGGTTTTTGGCTCAACCTTTTTCCAAAAGGTTGTTTATAAAATTGATTTAAAACAATCTAAATAGTATTATGTTAATATAAGAAGACAAATGGCTCAACGGTCTAAAGGTATCATGCAAAAGAAGAATGCTACCAAAATTATTGGTATCCAATTCAGTATATTATCGCCTGACGAAATCCGCAAGGGTTCTGTGGCGGAAATTACGAGTCGGGATACCTATATTAATAATAAACCGGTCATCAATGGACTATTTGACCCGCGTATGGGTGTGTTGGATCCTGGTTTCATCTGTCCAACAGATGGTCTGGATTATATGCAAACACCCGGCTATTTCGGTCATATCGAATTAGCCCGTCCGGTATTCTACATCCAGTATTTAAATACAATTATTAAGCTGACGCGATGTGTTTGTTTGAAGTGTAGCAAACTTCTCATTAGCAAGGAAAAATACAAGCACATGTTGAAATTGCCATCTGATAAACGTTGGAAGATGGTATTTGAATATGCGAGCAAAGTCAGACGGTGTGGCGAAGATACGGATGATGGCTGTGGCTGTAAACTACCCAGCAAAATAAAAAAAGAAGGTTTAGCCACCTTGATTGCCGAGTGGGACAATATTGATGGGTTAACCGCGGATAATTCAGATAAGCTAACCATGAATTTGACTCCGGAAATCTTAATTAAATGTTTTCGGCGTATTTCCGACGAGGATGTGAATTTTATGGGATTTAGTCCTATTTGGTCCAGGCCAGATTGGATGATTTGTCAAGTGATGGGTGTGCCGCCGCCTGCTGTCCGGCCTTCTGTCAAACACGATTCGCAACAGCGCAGTGAAGATGATATTAGTCATATTATTGTCAATATTATCAAGGCCAACAAAACGCTTCAAGAGAAAATCCAGGCGAATGCAAATGCTAATGTGATTAACGATTGGACCACTGTTTTACAATATTATGTGGCTACATTGGTGGACAATAAAATTCCGGGTGTGGCGTCGGTGGCCCAGCGTTCTGGACGGCCACTGAAATCGATTAAAGAACGCTTGAATGGCAAACATGCACGTGTGCGAGGTAACTTGATGGGCAAGCGTGTGGATTTTAGCGCCCGGTCCGTTATTACGCCGGATCCAAATATTTCAGCCCGACAACTCGGCGTGCCAAAAAAGATTGCGCTGAATATTACCCGGCCCACCCTGGTGAACGAGAGAAATATGAAATTTCTGGAAAAGCTGGTACAAAACGGTCCCGATATTCATCCCGGGGCCAAGATTCTGGAAAAGAAGAATGGCGATACTATTTCTCTACGCTATGTAGACCGTGCGTCCATACGGCTAGAGCTGGGCGATATTGTACACCGACACATGATGGATGGCGACCCGATTCTCTTTAATCGGCAACCCACCCTTCACCGAATGTCGATGATGTGCCATATTGCGAAAATTATGCCGGTAGGCGACACATTTCGCATGAATGTTTCATGTACTAAACCGTACAATGCCGACTTCGATAAACTCTGTCGAAAACAGGAGGCCTGAAAATGGTGAAACCTCCTAGTTATATGATTCTTAAAACAACTTAAAGCCAGAACAACTATGATATATAAAATGGAACTGTCAAAACGTATTAATCTGTCAAATGAGATATTAGATGAACCAACCGAACGCTATTGCGAAATATATAAAATTACGAATCTTACAACTGGTAAGGCATATGTGGGACAAGCTGTTTCACATATATTAAACCATAAAAGATATAGACCTTATGGACGCGAAGGTAGATTTCGATGTCATATTTCAGAGGCTTTCTCAACAAAAAAAAATCAGTGTCATTATTTGAACAATGCTATACGAAAGTATGGTGTCGATGATTTTGTTCTAGAACTGATTGAATATTGTGAGATTTCTGAATCAAATGATAAAGAAATTTATTATATTAAAAAATTTACCTCACTCTACCCCTATGGATTCAATCTGAAAAATGGTGGTGGAAATGTGTTTACACATAGTGAAGAAAGCAAAAAGCGCGTTTCTAATGGTCTCGTGAATTATTATAGTGATAAAAAATCTGAACGATTCAAAGATGTTAAATCAATAGATGATGATATTGAAAAATACATTAAACCTTTGAATCGTGATAATGTGCAATATGGTTGGTACGTTTATATAGATAAAAAAAAGGCAGATTTTGGTGGAACTCATATATCATTGGAAGATAGCAAACAAAAAGCAATCGAGTTTGTTTTATCACTTAAGAATCAAATAGCAAGATTCCTTGAAGCGGGAAACCCCTTAGAGCCCTAACTACCACCTTTTATGAGAAATTGTAAAAGGGAACACGGTTAACAGCCGTACCCAATGGTAACAATGTTAGGGATTGGGCAATCCGCAGTGTGACTACCTAACTCCGCAAGACTTTCTTACTATTAAAGGAAGTTTAACTGATAGGATATGGTGGCCCTTCAACGACTGAACGGGTGTTGGTGAACAATGAAGGTCTAATCAACCCGAGTTTGCTTAAGATACAGTCTGACCCCTTGCGAAAGTTTGGGGAT